CTCTACCACTAGAATCTATGCGCATTTTTTCTGCAATAGTTCCCGAAGAATTTCTCGTTTCAAATCTTAAAGCAGAAGCAGTTCCCGTGCCTTCAGGAGTTGAAACTAAACGGCCAATAGCATTTCCTGTACCGCTACTTCCAATCCCTCTTAATTCAAGTGTTGCTTCTCCTGAAGCATTTGTAACAGCAACCCTCATTACAGCATCTGTGTCTCTTACATCTAAAATAGTGTTCGGACTCGTAGTACCTATCCCAACTCGGTTATTAGCACTATCAACATATAAAGTATCTGTGTCTACTGTGAGGTCTCCTGAGATAACTCCTGAAGAAGCACTAAGACCTGCAACATCTAAATCTGCTAAAGCGTATCCTGTGCCTGCTGTGTCAACTGTAGTAGTAGGCTCTACTTCTAAGCCTTTAAATAGCTTAAAGGTATCTGAATCACTTGCATCCTTAAACAACCCTGCAAACTTAGTAGTAACTCCTGCATCTAAAGAGTAGTTAGCATAGAACCCTGTGTCTACTGTGTTGGCTGCATTGTCATTAGCCATCTCTATAAGTGGGTCTTTTACCGATAGCGTCTCTGTATTTACAGTTGTAGTAGTTCCGTTTACTGTTAAATCTCCTGCTATTACTACATCGTCTGGTAATCCTATTGTGAAGGTTTGGTCTACTAATCCTACTTCTACTTCATTAGTCGTACCTTGAATCGTCATTGTTTGAGAATCCAAATCTACTGCTGAAGTTGTAGTACCATCTGTAATATCTAAGTCTTGTGCAGTAACTTGAGAATCTACATAAGTCTTAATGGCTTTTGCTGAAGCTAAAGTGTCATCACTTGCAGAAACAGTAGTAAGGTCTGTATCCAAAACACCAGCTTTAAGGTTATCCACCTCTAAGTTTGTTACTGTATTGCTATCAGCATTTATAGTTTTGTTTGTGAGTTCTTGAGTACCTGTCAAAGTAACTACTGTGCTGTCTATTGCAATGCTCACATCTTGCCCACTTGCTGTAGTATCTATTCCTGTACCTCCTGATACTGTTAAACTTTGGCTATCTAAATCTACTGAACCTGTGCCTGTGTCAGCACCAAAGTCTAAATCTTGAGCAGTTACTTGTTCGTCTACATAGGTTTTAATTGCTTTAGCAGATGCTATAGTGTCATCTGAAGCTGATACTGTACTCAAGTCCGTATCTAAAACTCCTGCTTTTAAATTATCTACTTCTAGGTTTGAAATAGTATTGTTGTCAGCGTCTATTGTTTTATTGGTTAGTGTCTGAGTGCCTGTAAGGGTTGCTACTGTGCTATCAATATTTACAGTAAGTGTTTGCCCTGAAGCTACTGTATCAATTCCTGTGCCTCCTGCAATATCTAAACTCTGAGAATCTAAATCAACACTTCCTGTTCCACTATCCCCTTGAAAGTCTAAGTCCTCTAAAGTAAGAACCGATTTAACAAAAGCAGTAGTAGCTATCTTTGTTGAGTCATCACTTGTCGCTTGAGTAGTTCCTGTAACGCCATCCGCTAAAACAGAAGTACCAGTTACTGTACCTGTTAAATCCCCTGTTAAAGTGCCCCCTGTTAAAGAAGCAGTTCCATCTGTAATTGTTCCTGCTGTGATAGTACCTGAAACAGTAGGAGAATCTACTAAACCTACTGTAAGTGTTTGACCGCTTCCTGATGTTTCAATCTCATTAGCAGTACCAGAGATTGTAAATGTTTGACTATCTAAGTCTACAGAGCCTGTACCTGTATCTCCTGCAAAATCTAAATCCTCTAGCGTTATTTTAGCAGCAACATAATCAACAACAGCAGCAGAAGTAGGAATAGAAGTATCATTATCGTTATTTGCAATGCCATCAGCTTCATCTACAAACTTTGTTATAGTAATAGCCTCTCCTGTATCTTTCAAAGAGCCAAACTCTAAAGTTCCTGTAGCTTTTAAATCTCCTTCAGTATTTAAACTAACACCTGAGCCATTACCATTACCATCAGTAATCTCTTGGAGCGTTGCTGCTAACTCTCCGTTATCATCTACTTTAAGTAATGATTTATAGGTGTCCTTTATTTGATTTCCTGTTAATGTTGCCATTTGTTATTTTATTTAAATATTGTTTCAGTTTAGTAACGTTTTTTTCTTTTGGTTTGTACTTCATAGAACCCAGCCATTAAAATTAGCCTCATACGAAGGACTTATATCATCATTTGAATTAGAAGTATATTCAGGGAATAACGCTTGATTAAAAGCCATATAATCAATAAATCTGCGTGTGTAATACTCAGCTATATCTAATTCTTTTTGTACTAAGTAATCAACCTCTTCTTTGCTTACAGTTTCTGCTGTTTCGCTAACGTGCTTATATATCCCTCCATTCTTGATAGTATATGCTGCAAAAGGCAAGTAATCTACCATAGCATAGTGTATAAGCATAGGTTGTACATAAGTGTTTACTAGTGTTAGATAGTTTCCTGTTAAATTATTAGCTAGGATGTCATTGCTAATCTTGTTGTATAAATCAGAGCCTAGATAGTTTCTAACGTGAATCTCTTGCGCTATCTTAATGAACTGAATAAACTTATCAGTATCTACATTACCATCTAAGATGCTATTTCTTACTAAATCTGTTCTTGTTATAAATAGTGCTGTAGCCATTATCCTCTAGGTTTTAAAAATCCTCTATTTTTCATATCTTTTGGTCTTTTAGCTACTTTAGGATTATTTACCTCAGGAGTAAAGCCTTCCTTCTTTGCTTTATTTACACTTATCTCAGCATTAGGATTAGTAGCATCAGGATTAACATCTTTTGCCATATAGGTTTTTCTAATCCAAAAGTGATGACAATCTCCTCCTCCTTTATATAGCCAAATATCATAAGTAGCAGCTCCATTAGGTCCCCATCCTGCATTAACTGCTCTTTGACTCATAGCTTGAATGTCCTCTTTTCTATAAATTTTCTTAGCAGCTACCATCTTTTTACAAAACTCTCTGCTATTATCTGAGGTTGTTAGTGGTGCATATTGGTATCTTACTTTGAATCTTAGATTATTTTCTTCTCCATCTTGCACACTCTTTGCATTTGGTCTAGCAATTCCTGTAGAAGCTAACCCTATCATTTTGTCTAAAGCCTCTTCTTGGTCGTAATCTACTTTTCTTTCATCAACAAGTACCCAGTTTTCTAAATTTTCTTCTTCTCCAAATTCATCTAACAAGTCTGCAAGCCCCTCAGTTGCCTCAGGTTGTTGCTTACTCATCTTAACACCAGTTTCTTCTTCTCTTGTTTCTTGGTCTGTTACATTTTCTAAATCTGTAAACTCTAAAGGCTGTAACGTTTTGAAGTATAAATTAAGTGAAATACTATTATAAGCTAAGATTTGGTCAAAAGCATCTATCAATAAATTCTGAAAAGGTCTGATAACTGTGTTATCCATCAAAATAGAGGCTGTTTTAAGCTCTTCTGCGTTGTTTCCTAGCCCTGTGTTATCCTTGATGCCTAAAAGCATAGGAGAAACGATTCTATGGCTTACTAGGATTTTTCTTGAGCTTTCATCAGATAGGAATTGATATTGATTATGTGCATCAGATAACTGTACTGGCTCTATATTAGCCTGAGCATCTGCATTATCATTAAAGCTAAGGATAAACTTGCCTGCATTAGATGTGCCAGAAAACTTTTCATAGATTTTATTTTCTATTAATCTTCTTTGCTCTTCATTTGGCACTCCGTTATTGAAGTTGATTAACATAGATGGAGCTAGACCATTCATTATGTTGTTTAAGTGATAGTTGCTAATTTCTTCTTCTAGCTCACTATATTGCAAACCTCCTTGATAATCTACAGGCGAGTAGTAATAGAATCCTGCTCTGTAAGGCTTAACTACATATATCTCTATTGATTCTTTGCTATAACCAAAGCAAGGTATTCTTTTTGGCTCATCACTTGTTTTAATATTAGCCCAGTCCTTAAAATAATAATAGGCTTCTATATCTCCTTCTTCATTACATTTTTCTGCTCTTAATGTTTCAATAGGAAAATGCTCTACTTGTGCTATTTTAGTTCTATCCTTAGAATAAATAACTTGCATTGCACAGCTTCCCATCAATTTTAAGTCATATACTAGTTTTCTAACGCAATCTTTTTTAAGCAATGTTATAGCTTGTGCATATTCATCTGGTTTTTTGCTAGAATCAGTAGCATCTAATCCTTTTCCATAAATCATTTCAGACAAACCATTGATAGCAGCGTTATTTGTAGGAGAGCCATTGTATCTATCTATCAAATATTGAAAGTAATTGTTATCCTCTCCATAAGACACCCATTCTTTGCCTCTTACTTCTTTTATTTTAGGAGAAGTATATGTGCTGAGGTTTACCAGATGTACCTCAGATTTAGGTGCTGATTTTGGAGCAGTCCTGTAATTATTTACTTTTCTCATATTATTATGTAATCATTATCGTATGTATTCTCTGAAACATACACATTTTTATTTACGCTGTAATATTCATCCTCTGTTTGGTCAAGAGTTTGGTCAGTACAGAATATTTTATCTTTATAAAGGGATAAAGCTGCACCTTGTGATGCTTCCCAATTATCATAGTTCATATCCCAAGTTAAAGTGTTTTGTTCAAATAAATTAGGGTCTACAACAAAATTAAAATCATAGAATCTGCCTTCAATAAGATTAAAACTAGCTGTATATACTAGTTCATCCCCATCTTGTACTAAACTAACTGTTTGATTAGTTACAACATTAGTGCTATCATCTCTTAAAAACAATGTTGCACTAGTAACATATTCTCTAGGTACAAATCTTAAAGTCTGAGCAGATGTGCTAGTCGTAAGTATCTTCATACATATATAACGATAAAACTTAATTATTTTGCATAGGAGCAAAAAAAAAGGCTAACATTTCTGCTAGCCTCTTTCTCATCAAAACATCAATTAAGCATCAGGGTCAATCTGAGTACCTGAAGCATCACTTGTAATTACTGTTGAAGTAACAAAGTAAGCTGGAGCTGTTTCCATAGCTTCAAGTGTCAAAGTGAATCCTGAGAGGTCAGCCATTGCTGCCCCGCTGACGATACTACCATTAGTAACCTCCGCTCCGTGCTCAAGTCCTACTAGGAAAAAGTTTCCATTGTAATCCTCAATAGCAACGTGAGGTCTAGCAGCAGCTAGTAATTTAATTTCTTCTTGAGTAGACTTATCTAAATAAGTTAGAGTAAGATTCAAGGTCTGAGTATAAAAGGTAGTACCATTTTCTCTTGAGGAATTGATTGTAGTCTCTAAGCTAGAATTACCTTTGATGTCATACTGATACCAAGTAGGTGTTCCTGCTAAGGCTGTAATCTCTCCTGCGGAAATGGTAGCCGTACCTAGTGTTCCATAATCAGCAAAGTAAACAGTTTTTAATCCGCCTACTGCCGACTTACAAGGTAGCGACCTTCCAGATGTTAGTGCACAAGCCATATTTTTTTAGTATTAAAAAAGGGCAGGCAGGAATTGTCCTAACCCACCCTTTATATTAGACAATTATTTTTTTTGTTATGCTAAAGTCAGCAAACTTAAATCGCTACCAATTCCGTACTGTACACCTGCAGTAAATCTCATCACTACTCTTACGTTTTGAGAACCATCTAAATCAGCCATATCTAACAATTTAACTTCTTGGTGGTCAGATAAAAGACCAGTACCAAAGTAAAGGTTAGATTTTTGACCTGCTACGATGTGGTCTGAAGGCATTCCAGGTGCAAGAATAACTTTAATTCCTTCAAAAGAAAGAGCGTTACCTTGATTGTACCATTGAGAACCTTTAGTATCTGTACCAGAAGCACCAACACCATTTGCTGCATATCCTCCTAAGTGGCGGATGTAAGATTGCCAAGCAGCTCTAGGAACATAAATACCTAAATCTTCTTTGCCATAAACAGCAGTTGGTAAAGCATCTACTACGTTAGAAAGCAAAGTTACGATGTTAGAAGATGAGAAAGCAGTTTCTCCTCCGTTAGCAGCATCATTTACATCAGCATCAGCAGCCATTAAAACTGTTAATCCATCAAATTCTCCAGCAGTACCTGTAACACCACCCCAAATGTTTTGCTCATTTTTTTCAGCTACTAACCCAGCAACGTGTGCAATTAAGAAATCACTAAATGCAGGAGGTAGGTTGTCAAATGCAGAATATCCCATTTGTACAGCTTCCCAATCTGAGTGAAAATCTTTCTTACAAAGCTCTAAGTTTACTTGGAATTCTTCTGGCTGAAGGATTCTTTCAGTTAGAGTGATTGTAGCTGTGTCAGTAAAGTCACAAGTAGCATCTTTGATAACGTTTGAATCAGTAGCTACTTTTTTAATAACCTCTTTGTATTTTACATT